TCAGTATAGCGGAACCCCACGAGCAGCAGTTGACGTGCCCACTTCACGCACTGGAGCCGCTTTGAAGGCTTGGCTGACGGCGTGATTAGAAAATTTGATTAAATAAAAAGCACGTGCAATTGCACGTGCTTTTTTAGAAGGGCGGTAGGTGGGAATCGAACCCACGCGTGCCGGAGCCACAATCCGGTGCGTTAACCACTTCGCCACTACCGCCATCACGTTAACTTTTCGTCAACATATCTAGTATACACTAAAATCGTGGGTTGCATAGGACTTTTTGTGGATTTTCAGAAATTAATCACCTCAGTTGAATTGTTGGTGAAGGTTCTACTGTGACCAACAATTACTTAACCGTTAGTAAAAGGCCATAGTTCCCCTAACAATGTGAGCTACGGCCCGTTTGCCGTGGTTAGTGTGTCTAACGGATAGGTGAGGTGGATCAGCACTTATCGGTTGAGCAAAATTATTATGAATTCATCCTTATTGAAGAAATGCGTAAAAATCTTTGCAAAGGCACTACTTTGTTAAAATTCACAAAATAAAAGAGCCCAGTAAATAAGTGTTTACCGTGGCTCTTTTATTGCTCATAGACTAATTATGCCGCAGGCAGACATAGCCAATGCTGTTATAATAGCATTTTGAAGACGTCAGCGACAAGTAAAGACAAATTTAAAAAAACACGTTTTTTTCGAATTGCTGTTTATGCAACGAAATGGATATTTATTATCAAAAATGAATACTAGTTTTCGCTTCTTTTTCAGTCTGTGGGCTAATAAAAAGTTTGTCTAAGGAGCCGGAAATTTTTTCGTCTGAGCGTGCTTTATACTCATCGATTAGGTATGCGTATATCCGGGACGTGGTGCCAATATCAGAATGACCAAGACGTTTCGATATAATGTATAGGTCAATGTTCTGAGAGAGCAGGAACGCAACGTGAGAGTGTCGCAGACTATGAAAGTGGAATCCTTTTCGTGTGATGCCCAATGCTTTTAAGTCAGAGCGCAGAACTTTATTAACGCCGTTAGAAGTTGGAATGTCATGGGCAACGTTCTCAAATACCATTTCTCGGTTATTTACCTTAAGTGCTTTCAGACTATCTAAAAATTGTTTGTTAACACGGATGGTTCTATTTGAGCTTTCAGTTTTGGTTGGCTTGAATCCACCACCTTCAACATAGTTCCATGATTTATTTATCGAGATAGTATTGAACGTAAAATTAATGTCTTTCCAAGTTAGTGCCATGATTTCTCCTAATCGTGCCCCGGTAAAGATGGCAGTCATGATCATGTATTGTGACGTGTAACGAGGATTGAGGTGATTCTGTACATAAGCTGTTAGTTGCTTAATCTCAGCTAGACTTAGGTAATCAATCTTAAGACTACGATTTTTGTCATAAGTGATAATTACGTTATAAGTGAAGTCAGTTTCAACATCTTTTTCAAAAACAGCATTGCCAACACAAGCTTTAATTAAATTGTGCAGTTTCTTAACTGAATCTTTCGCATGATTTTTGCCATATTGGTTAATGAATTTTTGGTAATCCTTACGAGTAATATCTGCAATACGTGCATGAGCAAAGTAATTTTCTATTTCAGTATGAACTAATTCATATCTACGAGTCGTGATATAAGCGAGATTAGGCTTGCGGTACGTCTCATACCAAGAATAGAAGTACTTAGAGAACTCGATAGATGGCTTCTTTTCTAGTTCACCAGAAAATTTACTAACTTCGAATGAGTTAGCAAATTCCTCTGCGTCTCGTTTACGGGTGAAGGTTTTTCGTTTACTTAGGTAGTTTCCTGCATGATCTCTATACGAAATTCTTACTAGGTAACCTTTTTTCACACGTTTAATTTGTGCCATAATAAATTACTCCTTGTGATATACTAGAAAAGCTGAAAGGGCGCACTAGTCATGCGTAATAGTTCAGGTGCACATCCATCTTCTTGACGGGAGGGGATGTGTTTTTTAAGTAAATATGATTGACTGTAAGTGCTGGTATACGTTAAAATGACAATAAGATAACTTGAGAAGGAATAACACTGGGTCCCAAAATGGGGTAGGTACTTTGGTACTGAGCAGTCCTATGTGCCTGGGGTTATCTTTTTTATAGTGCGATTTAGTCACATCTCAAACTTTGACCGGTGGGGATGTGCTTTTTTGTTACAACGCGAGCGGCAGGAGTTGGACCTGCATAGTACTCCAAGAAAGAATGGGCTTCAAGACTTGGAATAAGGTTCTACCGCTGAACTACGCTCGCAAGATGCCAACTGAAATGATTCAATTGGCTTGACTGGCAAAATTTTACTATTCCTTTCCTTGCTTGAAGCGTGTCACCAAATCGTCTTTAATTCCTTTAAGCATACGGTCGTATTCTGCTTCGGAATAGCTATCTTTTGATAGGTAGAGAATGGCGTCAGATTTTACAAAGGCTGTTAAGTCATTGATGATATCTTCTATTAGTTCGTACCTTGAAATATCTTGATGCATAGTATGCCTTCTTTCTTTATTTTAACGCGAGCGGCAGGAGTCGAACCTGCATAGTAGTTGTTAAGAGCGGGGACTCTATTATTGATGGACACGTTCTACCGTTGAACTACGCTCACATGTTGCCCTAGTTGAGAGCAGTCTATTACAAATATTTAATTAGGCTAACAATTACACCAGCAAGTACTAGGGACGTGCCAATTAACCACTTGATTGCGCTAAGTTTAGCCTTTGCGATTTCTAATTCAAGTTCTTGATTAAATTGTTGAGACTGTTTTTCAAATTGTTGGTTGATATTTTTTTCGAGTTTGGAAAAGTGCACGTCCATAATGTGGCTCTGATGTTTTAGCGCTTTTTTGAGCTCTTTGTGTGTTACATATTGATTATCCATACCATTACCTCCGTTTCCAGAATTGAAATTCGGCCTTATTATTTCGTGGGGCGTACCAGCCTTAGCCATTGTCGACATCTCCCTTAAGCAAATATAAAATGTTAGTGCTGTTTAATTCAGGAGCTTCACTGGCATCGACCTTTGTACTTATTATAATATGGTTTAGTCCATAAAGCTCCTCAGGTGTCATTTCAATGTACAAAATTGCTTCTGCAATTGCCGAAATGGCGCTTTGTGTCGTACCATCATCAGCGATTTCAATTTCAATATTTTTGTCTTCCAAATATTCTTTGCCATTTTTATCTTTCACGCTAAGCGTAAAGGTATGTTTTCCGAACTTTAGATTGGCACACTGAACATGAACATTAATATAAAGGCCGTTGTTATCGACCTGATAGACAAGTATGGGATCTCTTTCTTTATTTCTTGTAATAAAAACTGAGCTTATCATAGGGTCATGATTAGGGTCGTACATATTCTATTCCTCCAATTTCCCAGCTTTTAATGACATCAGTATCTGGTCAACGCGAGCGGCAGGAGTCGAACCTGCATCTATAGACATTAGTATGAGGGAGAAGTGGATCGGAACATTGTTCTACCGTTGAACTACGCTCGCATGTTGCCCACTAGGCTGGCAGTGGGCGAGGGTGCTACTTTCGTTTATGAATCCAGTAAACTAACATGACGACTAGCGCTATGAAGCAAATGATGCCAATTGCAATGGTAAAGTCGAACACGTGTGTGCTGTACGTTCCTACATACAATTCCATGACTTTCCCCCGCTTAAAATATGTTTATACTAGTTCTACTTAACATGTTTATACCCGGCCAAGCCGATAAAATATAATATCGCGATTGGCACCCAAATTACCATAACGATTGCTTGTGAAGGAATCCAGGTTGCCAGGATAAATAGCACGGCCAATATTGGTAAAAAGATGTGTCCTAGTGTTCCTAATATCTTCCATAGCGCTAGAAATATAATAATCATTATTAGTAGTCCCATTATAGTTATTCCTCCAAATTCCCCAGCTTTTACCGACATCCGTATCTGGTCTGTAAGTTAACTTCTAGTTACTAACATTAGTGCGGAAGGCGTTAACGACATCATCTTCTAATCGTTTGGGTATACCAAAATTTTCCATAAACGGCATGACACTATTGTCAGCATACGTATCAACTTCGCTTAAATAAATTGGAATAAGTATTTTCAATGCTTCTAAATTAGCCATGCGCTCGTATTTAGATTTGTTGCTAAAACTAGAAAAATATAATATTCCTTCATCATGGTTGATAACGTGGCCTAATTCATGTGCCATCTGAAAGGCGATTTCAGACGGATTGTGCCATTTTAGGTTAATTAGAACGATGTTATTTTCCGGTTTGGCTGACGACGGAGTGTATGCATCTAGTTTGTCTGTTAAGATGCAAGATATTCCATGATCCCAAGCATACTGCATTAAACGCTTGATGTAGATATTCAAATATTATCAGTCCTTCCCACCGTTTAAGATGCGTTTGATGTACTCCATATCTTCAGGAGGGATAGGCTTACCCTGATAGGTCATAATATAGTCGTCATCTGTAATATCAACTTGTTTGGGCTTCATTGAAGTAGAATTGTCATCCGTTTTGCCTAATAAGTAATCAACAGAAACATTTAAAACATCGGCTACGGAAGCCAAAGCTTTAGGGCTTGGATTACGTTTTTTCCACTGATACATATAATTTGCGCTTATCCCGGCTTTACGTTCAACCTCAGCAATTGAATATCCACGTTCTTTCGAAATTGTTTTTATCCTGTCAAACAGCGTCATGGTAGAGTTCCTCCAATGATTGGCAAGATGATTCTACAACATGTATAAAAAATAGTTGTAAAATTCTAAAACATGTTGTAGAATTATCTTTGTTAAGAAATATTGTTAACAAATTAGCAAAACTAAAAGAGCTTATTAATCATCTTGGCGGGCGATAAATAAGAGCTTTGTAGCTATTTCGTTATGTTTATATATTAAGACATGTTATAGACTTTTGCAATATCTTTCTTAATAAATATTAAAAGGAGGCAAACTGATGTTTATTCGTATGGAAACAAACAATAAAGCAGAAGCGATTAAATCGTGGCTGGCAAATCATCGCCAGTTAGAAAGTCAAGGGACTATCGCTGATCATTTCAAAAAATCAATCACTTTTGTAAATCTTGCGTTGAATAAAAAGATAACAACAAACGGTGCAGAGCGATTAGTTAATGAAGTATATGACTACCTTGTTAAAAAATACAAAATCTAAGGAGGACTAGTAATGAATCAAATTACACCATTTAATTTTGAAGGCCATCAAGTACGTACCATTGAACGTGAAAACATTATTTGGTTTGCAATGCCAGATATTTCTAAGTCATTAGGGCTTTCAAATTCAAGCGTTGCTATCAAGTCTTTAGACAATGATGAGGTAACTAAGTTTAACTTAGGGGGCTTATCTGGAAATACAAACTTCATCAGTGAACCTGGGCTTTACAAGTTAATCGGAGCTAGTCGGAAACCAGAAGCAAAACGATTTAACCGTTGGGTAACTCATGAGGTGCTCCCGTCCATCCGCAAGAATGGCGTTTACATGACTGACCAGACAGCCTACGACATTACGCACGACAAGGACGCGTTAGGCGACTTGCTATTGAAGGCAGGCAACCAGCTCAAACAAAAGGACTTAGTTATCCGGGAGTTGAAGCCTAAGGCGGATTACACCGATAGCATGTTAGCTAACAAGGGACTGGAAACAATCTCAATGATTGCTAAGAACTACGGGTACTCAACACGTGAGTTCAACAAGCTGCTACATGGCTTAGGCATTCAATATAAGCAAGGTAAAACATGGCTATTGTACGCGAAGTATCAAGACGAAGGCTATACGCACGTGGAACCATACGAGTATACGAATAGCGATGGTATCAAGCAGGTACGTAACACGATGAAGTGGACGCAATCGGGGCAAAAGTTCTTGTATGACTTTTTGAAATCAAAGGGAATCATGCCATTAGTTGAACAGCCAGCATAGGAGGTGAAGCAAATATGAGTAAATGGGACACGCGAGCATTTTTAAAATCTGATAGGTTTTCAAAGACCAAATCAGAAATAGAAAAAATCCTGTTTAGCAATGATCTGTCGTATAAGGAGGCCTTTCAGCTAATAGGCGCTATCCAATCAGATCTTGAAGCCAAACAGGAAGAAGAAAAGGTTAATTAATCGGGAAAGCGTCCCGAATAATGTTCGAGGGCATGCTTATAGTTATCTTCGAATATTTCGATTCCTAATCGAGCATCGTACGTATAGTGATGAGATTTAGCCTTATCTTTTTCTTCAGCAATATCTGAAATGGTCATGGCTTGAGCGGCATATAGTGCCATTTCATGTTCGCGATGAGAGCTTTTCATATTTATCACCTCGATTAATTGGAATAAGTCAAGTATACAACTAAGCCAGCATGGAAGGATTAGCAATATGAAATTAGAAAGGAGATTTTATTATGCAAGCACTAAAAGTGGCAACAGTTCCGATGCACGTTAAAAGCATGGACCAATACGTATTAGTTGATAAAGAGGCGTATAACAAATTGCTGGATCAATCCTTGTTGGGGCGAGCCTGGATAATGGACAATGTACGCGACCGGTGTGGAAACAAATCGATTAAATGGATTAAAGAAAATATCATTGAAAATCCTAAGTACAGTCGTGAGATTGGACGTATGGAGCAACAAGGTCAAATAATTCACAGGGGACGTGGCAGTGCCTGGAAGTTTAAGGCTAGCGTGATGGCTGAATTTTTGGAATCTCATTGGGAGGAATTGCCATGGTAGAAGTAGCAGTATTAACTTGGGCGCTAACAACCGTATGGTACAAGCGCCGGGAGATAAGAAACTGGTTTGGAATTTAAGGAGGAAATGTAATGGTAAGAGACACAGATATGTTTGTTGGACTTGGCAATAAATTAGTTGCTAATGCTGACAAGGCACAAGCAAATGATTTACTAACTGAAATGAATGTTGCTAGTTTGTCAGGCCGCCATTCAATCATCTGGAACAAGTCTGGAATTAGTGTCGGCGTTATCAACACACTATCAGAAGAAGACATTTCAGTTAGCAAGTGTCCTGGTGGCGGCTATGTCATTGATTGGCAAGAAGCATTAGAAATGGAAGAATAATCATGCAAGAAGTATCAATTTTACCAGTTAACGAATGGAAACGAGCGCAAAAAAAGCCATCGCTAGTATCGGCTAACGATGGACTAATGGAACAGATGATTAATACTATCATCTACTCTATTCCAAAGCATTCTCGTTTGCAAGCTAAAAGACAAAAATACTCCCTACTGGAGTGGATTACAAGAGTAGGGAGCAAGAAAACAATTCAAGGTGTGCGTATATGTTAACGCTAACTCGAAATGTTTGCAAGTGCTAAGAAAGCGAGGACGGTAGCTATGGAAGAAATCGTGAACAATCACATCAAGTTTCTAAAGCATGTTATCAACAGTGTTTGGATCAGTGATGGCGAATCACTGGCCAAGTTGTACGAAATGTTGGATAAGAGTGAAACAGAATTGAACGAATTGCGGGGGCTGAAATAATGGCGAATGAAGTAATTAATCTGCCAGACTACACGGTGGACTATCAACCGGTACCAATCAAAATTAACAACTTGGAAGGATTGCAGGTGTCCATTGCGCAATATGTATCGCGTTACTCGAATTTAGTAATCACCGAAGATAACGTAACTGACAGCAAGCAAGTGCGAGCCAAATTGAACAAGCTCAAAAAGGCGCTTGATGATCGGCGCAAAGAAATCAAGCGCAATTATAATCAACCATTACGTGAGTTTGAAACCGAGGTAAAAAAGCTTGAAGCCAGCATCGACATGATCATTGATCCGATTGATGAAGGGCTTGGTGAGCTGGAGGTTCAACGCCGTGAACAACGCAAAGATGACGTGATGGGCTTGATTGCTGAAATGGCACCCAATTACGACGTTAGGGTGGATGAAATTGAATTCGATCCTCGTTGGCTGAATAAGAGCATCAGCAACAAACAAATCACTCAAGAAGTTGCATCATCGATGACGGTGGTAAAGCAGGCCAAGGATAAGTTGGCTACTGCCACAACGATGATTACCAAGTATGCTCAAGCAGTCGACGTTGATCCCATCCCATGGATTGACCAGTTGAAGCAAGGACAGGACGTCCAGTACTTGTTGCAGGCAATTGACCGGCAAGTTGAATCAGTCAAAGAACGTGAACGTCAGCGAGAGCTTAAACAGCAAATGGCTGCAGAGCATCAGCAAGAAACGAGTACCGGCAAAATTGTCGATACAGACACTGGCGAAGTAGTGTCCCTTACTCGAACTTTGAAAATTACAGCCACTAAAGACCAGATGTGGGGGCTAGCTTCATATATGAAAAAGAATGGTATTAAATTTGAGGCAGTGATGTAGATGAAGTTTTATGCGGATGGCAATATTCCAGTGATACCAAATATGTACTTCATATATGGTGATGGTGGTACCGGTAAGACCAGTGTAGTGAAACAGTTTGTGGGTCACAAGTTGTTGTTCAGCTTCGATATGTCGAGCAATGTTTTGATTGGTGATAAGGACGTCGATGTTATTATCCTTGAACATCGTGACATGCCAAATATCCAGGCAATGGTTGAACAATATGTCATGCAAGGAATTTCAGATGCTAAGTATCAGGTAATTGTATTAGACAATATCACAGCACTTCAAAATTTGGTATTAGAAAATATTGATAATGCCGCAAAGGACAATCGCCAGAATTATCAAAAATTACAATTGTGGTTTAGAGATCTCGGTACGATTTTGAAAGAAAGTGGCAAGTCTGTATACGCTACTGCTCATCAACTTGATAATGGCTCATCAGGCATTAGTGGCGAAGGCAGATACCAAGCTGACATGAACGAAAAGACGTTCAATGCGTTTACTAGTATGTTTGACCTCGTTGGCCGGATCTATTTGACAGGTGGTGAACGCATGATTGATTTAGATCCTGAAAAGGGAAATCACGCCAAGAACCGAATTGATAATCGCAAATTGATTAAAGCAAATGAATTAATTCAAATAACTAAAGGAGCAAAATAAAATGGCACTTTTTACAGTAGATTCAAATAACACTTTCGGACAAACTGTCGAAGAAGCAGGTAAATATAATGTGGTTATCGCGTCTAGTTCGCAATACACGAAAACCAAAGAGGCTGGCAAGCCCATGGCAATTTTTGACTATGAGGTTTTAGACGGCCCGTACAAAGGTGGCCTAATCCGGTTTGATAATGAAGTCTGGGACAGTACTTCGGAGGACAAAGCCAAGTTATCCGCTAAACGCTTTAACACCATTGCAGTAGCTTTAGGCGCAAGTAATGGTACAGCATTTGATTCAATTGAACAGTTTGTCAGTCAAGCAGTAGGGCATCAATTGGCAATCACGGTTGATTGGGATACTGGTTCAAACGGAAAAGCCTATTTAGCGGTTAAAAGCTACGAGCCGTTTATGCAGGATGGTAGCAAACCGAATGGTGTTAAGCGGCCATCAGGCAGTAGCAATACAGGAAATAGTGGCTTTGGCAATCACAAAAGCACAAGTGGTGGTTTTGGCACGACAACTAATAGCCAACAGGGTAATGGATTCAACACTCCAGCAAGTAGTAATGCTGGTAATACGCAAGCCCCAGGATATAGCAGTCAATCAGCTAATAGTTACCATGGCGGCGGTTTTCCCCCAATTCCAGACGGATCGCCCTTCTAATTTAAGCTGGTTATTAAACAAAGCTTCCAAACATTGGGGTGACTAGATGCAACAGTCACGAGCGCAGTTAATTGAGCAGGATGGTCAATACTATTTGATTACACGGTTAGATGAGAAGCCTAATTTAGACCATATAGAGACCGTTAGCGGCTCCCACAGCCAATTTTATGTGGATTGGGAAATAGCTGACACACGTAAAGCTAGGCCACAACAACGACGCTTGTTCTTCGCGTTGCTTAGTGACATCTATACGTGGTCAGGTATGCCGACAGACTTCTTGAAAAACTTGTTTTATTTGCAGTATGAGTCATATACGTTTGGCAAGCAGATTAGCCTGTCAGACACCACAGAATCGTCTGTGAGCGATGCTAACCAGTTACTCGACCTAGTTATCGACTTCATGTTTGAGTGGCACGTGCCGTTCAAGGAAGGCTATAAGCTATTGCCACGTGAGCAAGAGTATTATCTGTTTCAATGTTGCCGCCACCGAGTTTGCATGATCTGCGGTAATCGTGCTGATATCCATCATGTAGACGTTATCGGAGCCGGCTTGAACAGAACACACGTTGACCACACCAAGCGGCACGTTATGGCATTGTGCCGAGTCCATCACAGCGAGATTGAGCAAATTGGCTCCGTGGCATTTAGTGCAAAATACCACGTCCCGGTAGATGGCATAAAACTAGATAAAGAAACATTAAAACGAATTGGCTTGAAAGGTAAATACAGCAGTGACTAATACACCGGGTGGGTGGAATGCCTACTATATGATTGAGGTGATATAGATGAGAAACCTACTTATTGATGAACCACCACTACAAGTGTTGCCATCGTTGGCGATTAGCTTAGACAGTGCTGACAAGGCATTGATTCTTCAACAGATTCATTATTGGCTGAATAGGACTAATAACGTAAGAGATGGATTCAGTTGGATTTATAATAGCGCCGCAAAATGGCATGAGCAGTTTCCATGGTTGTCAGAAAAAACCATTCAGCGATATTTAAAAGACCTTGAAAAACGCGGATTATTAATCACTGGTAATTATAACAAGGCAAAATTTGACCGTACAAAGTGGTATAGAATCGATTATGACGCATTAGACAATTTGGGGTCAGCATTGGGACTGACAGTACCAACGATAGGGACTGAGCGTCCCAATGGAATGGGACTGGCAGTCCCCACCAATACCAATAGATTACCAGAGACTACTACAGAGACTACAAATAATAAACGTCCCAACTCAAAAACCGAGTATGGACCCGATGATCCACCCTACAAAGTAGCAGTCCATTTGTTGACCAGAATTAAACAACGGCAACCTGACTTCAAAGCCCCCAACTTACAGAAATGGGCTAATGATATTAGATTGGCTCACGAACGTGATCATCGTGATTATGAAAAATTAGATTGGCTGGTAGATTGGTCACAGGATAATTCATTCTGGCAAGCAAACATTTTGTCGGCAGGGAAGCTACGCAAGCAGTATGACACGCTCATGGGTCAGGCTGAACGGGATCGCCCGACTAATGTTACACCACAAACACGAGAGGACTGGTTTGGCTAATGGAAAATGTAACGAAGTTATTCAATCAAGCCACGATTCAGAAAGTAGTGGCGGCTAGAGGAATTGATACAACTAAGTTGCCAACCAAAGAAGAATTGGATCATCAAACGATTGACCGTGCCAATGCTGGTGTGGTTGCTAACCGGAAACGGTATTACTATCGCATGTCAGTCTGGTCCGGAGGCGTGCCACTACGATTTAGCTTTAATGATTGGCAGGTTGATAAACAGCCTAATCAAGCTAAAGCTAGAGAGCTTGGCAATCAGGCATTTAAGTTAGCTAGGCAATTAGAGACTAACCAGTTCAACGTAGCGCTTGCAGGTGGCCCTGGCGTTGGCAAAACATCATTAGCGCTAGCAATCATGTATCAGCTAATGAGCGTAGGGCAGACAGCAATGTTTGTCTCAACAGCTGAGTTGCTACGGCTGGTTAATGAAAAGTATGAAGCACCGGATGTACGTCAACGTTTACTATACATTCTAAAAGACATGCAAAACGTTGATGTTCTAGTTTTAGACGATTTTGGTACTGAAGGCGGTAAGCCAACTGAAAAGGGGTTCTACAAGCCAGTACACAAAGATTTGCAGACACTGATGTATCAAGTGGCGAATGCGCGTTGCGATTTTGATCATAACGAAGTCAAACATATAACCATCATTACGACTAACAACACACGTAAGCAATTAGAAAGTATGTACGACGGCAAAACAATTGATCGCTTATATACCAAGGATACTAGTTGTCAATTGCTGTTTGACAACATGGAAGGAGTCAGAAGTGTATGAGTTGTGAATTATGTCATGGTAGTAAAGTTGTTCAGCAACCACTTGGGAGTTATGGTTTCACGTTTGCCCCATGCCCAAATTGTACGATTGAAAAGTTTATTAGCCAATACCCAGTGTTATATGGTGTTTGCCGTTCTGTAGATGACACATTAAAGATTGTGAGTGAAAAAAATGATTGATTTAACAGGACAAAAGTTCGGGAGATTAACGGTAATTAGAAAGGCTCATCGCAAGATTGACCATAAGGTAGTTTGGGTGTGTCAATGTGTCTGTGGAAACAAAATTGAAACACCAACAGGAAGTCTACGATCTGGATATACAAAAAGCTGTGGCTGTTTGCGAAGGGAAATTTCTTCAAAACTTCGACGAGTAAATTTGCTCGGTAAAAGGTTCGGCCGACTTTTGGTTATTGAAGAGGAACCGAGCAAAGCCGGAGATCATATAGTATTTTGGAAGTGTCAGTGTGATTGTGGAAATATTGTTCTGCATAGCACAAATACACTGACCAGTGGAAATACAAAAAGCTGTGGATGTTTTAAAAATGATATTTTAAAAAAACTAAATGATAACAATGCAAAAGATGGTACCATGCTGAATCAAATTACAGATACCAGAAAAATCAACAAGAATAATAAAAGTGGAATCAGGGGTGTTTCATGGGATAGTAGTCGATCCAAATGGGAAGCTAAAATTACGTTCAAGCAAAAAACAATTCATCTTGGTCGATTTGATAACAAAAAGGATGCCATTAACGCTCGTAAGAAAGCAGAGAAAAAGTATTTTCACCCAATCTTAGAGAAATTTAGGCGAGACAAAGATAATCTTAATGTTAAAAATTATTGGAGGTAAACAAAAATGACAGTAACAATTGTTGATAAGGAGTAGAAGTTATGTCATCGAACAGGAGCTTGAAAGGAAGTTAGCCTATGGCAAGCAAAAATTGGCTTAAAGAGCTGGAAGTCATTCATAAGCTAGAAGCGAGATACGGCAGCATGGATAACGTACCGCCAAGCAAACTAGCTAACTTGCATAAGATGCCTGGAATTAAGGCCGTATCAGGCGATTACACGGAGATTACGCGTACCCAGTATAATGCCATTAAATTAGTCATGAAAGGCAAGCAGGGTAAAACTAGGACGTCTCGGGAGCTAAAACGGAGTAACAGTTGGATTGATAGGCGTATTCGTGCGATTGACGAAAATAAATACTACATTACGGAGGACGAAGATGCCTAAACACACTAAGAAACGTTCAACAATTAAACGGAAGCACCGGCGCATGAAGCAACACGCTGAGGAGAATAAAAAGGATGTGGGTAAATGTCAAGAACCAAAGTGATTCTGGATGCTTCCTGCGGTTCAAGAATGTTCTGGTTCGATAAGCATAATCCGAACGTAACATATATGGATAAGCGTAGTGAAACAGTGACGGCGCCTGATAGCAACTTGGGACGTGATCGGGTAATTGAAATTAATCCGGATATAGTTGGTGACTTTCGAAACATGCCATTCGACGACAACACATTTTACATGGTTGTTTTTGATCCGCCTCATTTACGATATGCGGGTGAATCAAGTTGGTTGGCCAAGAAGTATGGCACGTTGGACGAAACTTGGCCATTTGATCTACGTCAGGGATTTACCGAGTGTATGCGAGTGTTGAAGCCTCACGGCGCGTTAATATTCAAATGGAACGAAGAACAAATCAAATTAAGCGAACTACTAGACGCTATTGGTTACCAACCGCTGTTTGGCGATAAACGTGGCAAAACCCATTGGCTCGTATTTATGAAAGAGAGCAGTACAGCATGATAATCGTCAAGGAACCAACTAAAGAGGAACGCAAGTGGGCGTTTGAAGCGTTCGGGGAGGATTGAAAATGAGTATTAGAAATAAAATCGGACTTGGCATGATAGCCTTATTTATTTTAGTCACGATCATTGGGAACTTCTTAGACGGATTTTGGAATGGGGTTACTTTTATCGGTGTTGCAGCATGGGTTTTGATAGCGCTGGAACTATCGAGTTCTAACAGATGATAGGAGATGGCAACGATGATTAAGTTTAGAGCGTGGGACAAAGTTCAGAACAAAATGCTGTTACCTGACAATATCGAATTCATTCATGGTCAAGCCTATTGGGCAGAGGCTAGTACTGATGGGCAGGACGAGTGCTCTAACGATGGTAAAGTTGATGGAATTGGCGCACTGTTTGAGCTTGAACAGTTTACTGGCCTGAAAGACGTGAATGGCAAGGATATCTATGAAGGCGATATTTTAGAAAATCGGAAGTATCGGTCAATTGTTAAATTTGCTAGTGGTAAATTTTTAGCAGATTTAATTGAAACTATCCAAACCTTTGAACTTATAGGTGAAACTCACGGTTCAAAGGTTATTGGCAACGTGCACGAGAACCCGGAGTTGCTGAAAGGCTAACTTTAAGGCATTTATAGAAAACGAGCGTCAAATTTCCATTTTTACATCTTTTTTATAAAAACGTAAACAGGAGGAAGAAAAGTGAAATATAGTGAAGCAAAGAAAGCGATTGAAGCATTATCAAGTAAGTATAGTGTCAATATGGGCAAATTTTCTGGATATTTTAATATTAAATATAAAGGTTTAAAAATTGCTTATGTTAGGTCAAGATATAACTGTAAAGTCTGTTATGAACACTATTTTAAAAATCTTCCTTTCAGCAATAAGCTTTATATGATTTTATCAGAATTAGCGATGACACCGTTAGATGAACGGATTGATGAAAAAAAGTATCGAGTGAGGGCATTTGGAAAATATCTTAATTTAAATGTAATTACTTCGGATGTTTTTTTATCTGATAATACTAATACAGAACATTTTAAAACAGACTTTACAATTAAAGAAATTGATAATTTTAAACAACGTGAAGACATTCCACTAGACTGGGATAAGGTGGAATTGGAGGAAGAACATGACTGACACCGAATACGCCAAAGCAATCAGGGAGAAAGCTACGGTTGCCAACCTGGAAATGAACGCGGCACTGACAACTGAGCAACAGGCACAAATTGGCCAGGACTTCATTGCTGACATTATGGAGTTGAGTGAAAGGGGAATTGGGAGTGAAACGAACGACGATTAGAAAAGTTGAAGATATTCTACGCGACTATCCCAAGATTGACAAGTATATCGAGAAGCGTGAACAAGAATTACGTTATCCAACTGTACCACGTGATGATAATGTTGGAGGCGGCAAGGCACAATACAAGTATCCGGAAACGACACTCAACACGATTATCACGATTGATGATGATCGGCGCATTAATGCCTTGAAACATCAGCGAGAAGTGATTGACGATTGCTTAGATGATGTGGGACATGATACGGAGGTTATTATTACTGAATTGTATTTTCGAAATCATCCAAGATATACTCTGGTTGGCCTAGTAGATAACAACTTATTGAGTGTTGGTAAGGCGTGAGCATATGAACTAAGAAACGCATTTGTTAATGAGTGTGCAAAGAGATTAGGATTGTATGATCTGTAGTGGAAAAAAGTGAGAAAACTAGCCCCTACAATCGTGCTAAATTGGTAGTATGCCAAATGTGATTGACGTGCATGAAGTAATCCTCCAAATTACAGACTGGTAGTCGCTGTGGGCTAATTGGTAAGCCACAATGGGATGTAGGTTCGAGTCCTACCGGCGATATTTGGAACGTCTGTAAGAGATTAATCAATTGATTTCGAACGTACGTTCTGATATGATGAACTTGTATCAAAATAATTATTAGTTTGGGATGATAGTTTGTTGAACTGTCATCCTTTTATTGTTACTTTAATATTAACTAATAATTATTTTGGAGATGTACTTAATGGATACAGTTGGTGAAAAAGAAAAAAGAGTAGCATTCTATGAATTGATTGAAGGAAGGAAAAATTTAATCTTAAAGGATCGTTAGACGCAATCTTTAATTCTTTTAGATTGGAAAAGTATTCTCAAATTAACGAACTAACCGTCAACGATACTCGTTACTACCTTTCCGCGATTCAAAAGTTTAGTCTTGATGGTATGGTAAATTATGGAGAAGATACTGAAGAATGTTATTGCTATGCAATTAATATTGCAAATGTCGATTCATCACAACAAGTGAAGTATGGAGATTTATCAAAGATTGTTGATGAACGCTCAGAAGTCGTGAACTTAGACAATGCTGATATGACTAAAATTGGCCCACTATTTGATACACAAATTTTAATTGATCCGTTCTATTCGGTGGTTGCGGTTAGTCGGACAAACGGAGGAACAAATATGTGGGCATTAAAAAAATTTTTCCAATGTTTATTTGATGTAAAAGGTTTGCGCTTTGCATTTATACCAGATGAAAAAAGTATTAATGATATTAATGCTATGTCTGCAGTTACTTCGATTAGTTATAAAGTGTCAAAAAATACGAATGTAGTAGATCGCCGAAGAGATTCTAGACCAGAAATGGGGGATGTCAGATTAGCACATCATTTGTCGGCTAGTGAGTACTTTATTAAATTGAAATCGGCCGGAATGGATAAACCCAACTTGATCGCTAAAATTAAAAGTATTTTTCACAACGATGAGTTTGACGATGTAGAATCAATAAACATTGAAGGTATTGAAGAGGGACAAGAAGTCTTTTATAATCTACTAAAAAACAAATTGGATTATAAAGGTAGAATTCAATTTGATCGCAGTAACGGTATAACTATTAAGGATAGTTTCAATTATCTTGACATGGCATATGATACTAAATTTGATTTTATTCAGAAAAATTTATTTGTAAGAGAGTATGGTGAAAATAATGGGGGCACGAGTTTGGAGAAATAAATTCTCTATACTTATCTTCGTGGCAACTTTTATAATATGCTGGCTTTTTAAAATTTCCCCTAGTAGTATGCCAAATTATCAAGATGCGATTTCAAATATAGTTTCTTTTTCAAGTTTGACAACTGCAATTTTTATGGCAGCACTGGTATTTGTTCCAAAACTGTCGATTGGTCTTCTTAGTACTCTAAAAACTGATAAAAAGTTTTTAGAACGAATTTTAATAGTAACTTTTCTGTATTTTATTAGCTCTATCTTGGCTTTAGTAGCAATATTGGCATTAAGTGGTAAAGATAATTCAACATTTGGAATTATCAATATCTCATTACTGTTAGCGTTCTTATCAGCTGCTATTAGTGAAAGTATCTATGTTTTCATTGTTATATTTTCGACCAAATAAATTTCCAAACTAACTCTCGCTTATTGGCGGGAGTTTTTGTATAGTTAGGTTAGTTGGGAGGAAGATTATGAAAAAGATTGTTAAACAGTATTGGTGGGGGTTACTATTAGGATTTTTAGCTATTATAATTATTCCGGTTATACTTCAATGGATGATGATATCAATATTTAATAATACTAGTGGAGGATCAGATGATGGTTGGTTAGGTTTTTGGGGTGGATATCTAGGTGCTATAATTACTGTTCCCACAACTGTTTTTGTGACAATTTGGTCAATACTTAAACAGATAAAAGAAAGTAAAAGCCAATTTGAAAGACAAATAGATGAAAGTAAAAATCAATTTGAAGAAAAGCGTAGAATCAATAATTTAAGTGAATTATTATCAATAATCATCTCGTTTCGAGATGATACAAATATTTTGATTGCACATTTAAATGCTAACAAGGAATTAAAAGGAATAAAAAGGAGACGAGCTTATACTAATAATAAGCATAGATTAAATCAGCTCTTTAATGTAAGGTTTTTAGAATTTCAAAGAGATTTCAACACCAAGTCTGTCCTGCTTAGCCCAGAAGATATAAATAGGAAAGATTTTTTACCTATAAAAAAAGCAATAACTTGTTGCGTAAAGCACTACGTTTCACAAAATAAAATAGATCCTATAATTTATGGCTTAGAAGAAGTAGTTACATCCATAGATGAACTTATTGAAATAACTCAGAAAAGAATATAAGGATAAGAAGCGTCGTGCTAAACAGCATGGCGCTTTTAGTTTGGATAGGAAACGGAGAAAACAACATGCCAAGGACAAGAAGATGCCGCTATCCTAACTGTCATGCGATGGTCACGTTCCCTGACCACTATTGTCAGCAACACTATGAGCATGAAGCTGAGTACTTGGCTAGTCGGCAACGTTGGGCACGTAGCAATGACAAACAATACACACACAAGTACAACACGGTTACACGTTATCGTAATGAAGATAAGCGTCAGCAATACAACTTCTATCGGACAAGGCAATGGTCACATCTAAGGCAACAAGTCTTAGAACGTGACCATTACTTGTGTGCTTACTGCCAAGTGCAAGGCGTCATCACACCTGCTAAGACGGTTGATCATATTGTTCCAATTGAGTTTGACGAAACGCTGAAAGCTAACATTGATAATTTAGCTGTTATCTGTGGGAGTTGCCATCATGCTAAGACGGAATGGGAACAATCATACTATGGCACTGGTCAAGGCAATGAGTTGCAAAGACAAGTTGATGAGATTACTGACGTGAGCACTATTAATGTATTGATGAATGGGGGAACACAACATGATTGAACAATGGAAGAATATAACAGGGTTTGCTGGTCGGTATCAAGTTAGCAGCTTTGGAAGAGTACGTTCACTTGATATGTTTGTTAATGGCAGAGTTCGTCATGGAAAGATTTTAACAAACAGAAGCCGACCGGATGGTTATCAAGATGTGCTACTAAGTTATAACGGAAAGCAGTACCGGCCAAAAGTTCACAGGTTAGTGGCCCAAGCGTTTGTGGTCAACCCTGATAGATTGAAAGAGGTTAACCACAAGGATGAGGATAAAACTAATAATGCTGTAGAAAATTTAGAGTGGTGTACACGAAAATACAACAATGCATACCACGGTTTACTCTCTAGGCGTGAACCATCCGTAAGCATTCGGGTTAAAGCATTATTTAACGACAAGCAGAAAGAATTTCAGTCTGTAAGACGAGCAGCAAAATATTTTGGGATTTCACCAAGCGGAATCTATGATTGTTTAAATAATAAAAAGAAAACGACACATGGAATGAGGTTCCAGCGTGCTTGAATAATTTTTATACCCCCCGCCCTTCGAACCGAGCCCCAAAGCACACACATTGCCGTTATTTTGTGATAGAAACAATTTTTGAAAATTTTTAGGTAGGGGGGGTCAACCAATAATGAAAGGAGGCATATAAAATGAAAAAAGTTGATAAAGACGTCAACGATGGGAAGTTATCACGTACACCGCCAGCTTACTTGGGCCGGCAAGCTAAGGTCGTTTGGCGCCGATTAGTGCCTTTTTTAGAAGATAATACCCCGGTTAAGCGCATTGATAGCGGGCTTGTAGAGCAATATGCTTCCCAATATGAGATTTATCGCAATGCGTATAAACATATCCAGGAAAACGGTGAAGTCCAAGCAATCTATAAAACGTTACAAGATCAGACCGGTAAAAAAATTGGTCGAGACTTCGTGGGTTACAAGCGTAATCCCATGACTCAAATCTATGATTCAGCCGTTAAAAATCTAACAAAGTTAGGCGCTGAACTGGGACTATCTCCTAAGTCACGTAGTGATTTGCTCAAATTAAACTTAGATGACCACAAAGACGAGCGAAGTATTAGTGATCGTATGAAAGAATTTCTAGGATGATAAAAAAGACTGTTTCTCAAAGGAGGTGATTAATTTGCGCATTGATTTAACCCAAACCCATGATGTTATTGGAGCTTATCAAGCGTTAGATTGTTCAGAAGTTCGCCAGCAATACACTGATCCAGGCACAAAATATGCTTTTGAAGTCCTGGATGAGAAGGTAATTACTGGCTATCTGATTAAGCTAGCGGCTTTTCGCCATATTAGAGACTTGCAACGACAAGGTAGCGTTGAATTCCCGTTTGCTTACTCGGTAAAACGAGTGGATCAAGTACTTAAATTTGCTTCCATCTGTCCGAACGTTGATACAGGCGAACCAACTAAGCTCATGCCGTGGCAAAAGTTTATTATGGCTATGCTAATTGGCTGGCGTAATGATGACGGTGGTAAGCGATTCTCACGGGCTATAGTTTCAGTTGCGCGAGGTTGAATGGCCAAGGTAAAACTTACCTTATGGCGATTATAACTGCTTATAGCTATTTAATTGAGTCGTTAGGTCTGTCTAACCAAGATTACTTAGTATCTTCTATTAACTACAAGCAAACGAGTAAGATTCTCGGCTACATTAAATCAATGTTGGCCAAGATTGCAACGATTGAACCATTTAAAACACTGATTCAAGATAGTGGGTTAGATACACGGACATTATCGTCACAGGCTGACCAAGTCACAATGAGTAAGACTAATAATAAACTGCGAGCAATCAGTCATGAAGCCGGTCAGTACGATAGTTTTCATTTCACAACGGCTATATTTGATGAAATTGGTGAAATTAAGACACGGCAAAAAATTTCTAAGATTGTGTCAGGCCAAGTTAAGGTGCGTAATAAGCAATTTATTCAAATTTCAACGGCATATCCTGATCCCACTGTTCCGTTTCACGATGATGAGCGTATGATCCAGCAAGCCATGGAACAAGATTATTTACGCGATGCTGATACATATTTGGGTCTTATTTGGTCGCAGGACAATCTGGACGAAACTTATAAGCCCGATATGGGGGTTAAGAGTAATCCCTTATTAGATTTACCGAGCCAACGAGAAGTGTTGCTGAACGGTTTGACAGATAAACGTGATTCTGACGCTTTGTCAGGCACACTCAACGATTTCCAAAATAAGAACCTTAACTTGTGGCTAGAACAATCGGCCGATAGCTTTTTGAAACTACCTGACGTTGAAAAAGCCATTGTGCCATCATTTAGTTTTGATGACCGCAAAGTTTATATTGGTTTTGACTACTCGATGTTTAGTGATAACACGGCACTAGCGTTTGTATTTCCTTATCGTGATAATAATGGCAAACCACGCTGGTTTATCTATCAACATAGCTTTATTCCGTGGCAAAAAGCTGGTTCGATTGAAGCTAAAGAAAAACAAGACGGCATTAATTATCGGGATTTAGCTAAAAAGGGATTTTGTACAATTAGTAGCCATCCACAAGGGCTAATTAATGACGAACAAGTCTATCAATGGCTGCTAAACTTTGTTGAGCGCCATCGACTGGAAGTTGTTTTCTTTGGTTATGACGCTTGGGGACTAACGCCCACAATTAAACAATTAGATTTAAATTCAGGGTGGCCGTTGCAAGCTATTCGGCAGCGAACTAGTGAATTGAAGGATCCAACTAAGTTTTTGCAGACGATGTTTGTTGAAGGCTCGGTAGACCGTTTAGATGATCGAATTATGGAAAAGGCATTATTAAATGCTGAAATTTATGAAGACAAAATTGGTATTCAAGTCGATAAAGCTAAGGCCACATTGAAGATTGATGTGGTAGATGCGTTAATTGACGCCCTATTCCAAGCCATGTATCACTTTGAAGACTTTGCAGATGTAAACAATCCTGACAAACAAGTCGAACGTATGAACGAAAAACAAGTTCTGGAATGGTTTAATAACCCAGAATCGGGATTGCTAGGAGATGATATGAATGATTTTTAAACAATTTTTTGCAACTATCTGGCATTACTTTGACGTGCTGTGTTTCATTCTAGGTATGATTGCTGGAGTATATGCAGCGTTTTTATTTGGGCAGGCACAGGGCGTTCTAGCAATTGCTGTAGCTTTGTTTTTAGTTGGCTGGCTTTCGGAAGTTGTTACAGCTAGTCAAAAAGGAGATGATTAACAATGCCCTTTTTTGAACCACCAACGATGATTAATAATTCTATTGGTATTCAAAGTGTACCAGTAGATGACGATAATATTGTTAACTTTTTGTCGCCAACTGGTAGCAATGAGTATGTTAGTGCCAAGGATGCTTTAGAAAATTCAGATATTTATTCAGCGGTTAACCAAATATCTGGAGACTTAGCCACGGTACAATTAATGGCTAATATGCCACGAGCACAAGGAATCCTAAACAATCCTAGTACGACAGCTAACGGCCACACGTTTTGGCAGTCTATGTATTCACAATTGTTACTGGGTGGTGAATGCTTTGCATATCGTTGGCGTAATCCTAATGGCTTAGATTTGCGTTGGGAATATCTACGGCCAAGCCAAGTGCAAACCTACTTATTGGATGACGGTAGTGGCTTAACCTATACGGTTACTTTTGATGAGCCTAACTTGGGCGTTCTTCAATATGTACCACAGTCTGACATGATTCATATTCGTTGGGCCAGTACCGATGGCGGTATGACTGGTAACAGTCCATTAAAAGCGTTATCGAATGAGTTACAAGTCAAGAGTTCATCTAACAGTTTAACGTTGGCTGCACTAGCACGTTCAATTAGCGCGCCTGGCGTGCTATCTATTCAGCATGGCGGACTGTTAAGCGAGAAGATGAAGGCCAGCCGCTCACGTAACTTCATGAAACAAGTGAACAGCTCAAACGGTGGCCCGGTAGTTATTGATCAACTTGAAGATTACAAGCCACTAGAAATGAAAGCCGATGTTACCAAGCTGCTAAGCCAAACGGATTGGACGAGTAAGCAAATTGCTAAAGTTTTCGGCATTCCTGATAGTTATTTGAATGGTCAAGGTGACCAACAAAGTAATATCGACCAAATCAAAGGCATGTACACGAATGCCCTTAATCGCTATTTACAGGCGATTTTAGCTGAGCTGGATAATAAGCTTAATGCTAAGATTACGGCCAATATACGGACTGCTGTAGACCCATTGGGAGACTCATTTGCAGCCACCCTATCAGGGCTAGCTAAAGATGGCACGATTGCCAATAATCAAGCAACTTGGTTATTACAGCAGACTGGTTATTTTCCAGATGAAATGCCTGATGCTAAGAATCCAACGACACAACAAGTTGTGATTCAATCAGGAAAAGGAGGTGATAATGATGACAAAGAAAGTGATGATTAAAGGCGATATTGTTGATGATCAAACAGCCGGTTTCTATCAGTTTTTTGGAATGCCAGCAGTATCACCTTCGGGTGTTGCTGATATTTTAAATGATGACAGTGGCGATGATGATGACGATGGTGATGACGAAGCACTTGAAGTTGATATTGCTTCCAATGGTGGCGATGTTTTTGCGGCTAGTGAGATTTACACTATGCTAAAGAATTATGCTGGCAATGTAACAGTTAATATTCAAGGATTAGCAGCTAGTGCGGCAAGCGTGGTTGCTATGGCTGGCGATCACATCAACATTTCACCAACTGCTCAGATTATGATCCATAAGGCTTGGTCACAACCAGCTGGTAATGCTGACGATCTTGAGCATGAAGCCAGTATTTTAAATGGCATTGATCAATCGATTGCCAGTGCTTATGAAGCTAAAACTGGCATGAATCAAGCTGATTTACTACAGTTAATGGCAAATGAAACATGGTTAACCGCTAGTGATGCCGTTGATAAAGGATTCGCTGACGAAATTATGTTTGCTAATGATCAACAATTGCAACCGGTGAATGCTATTTCACACATTCCACCTAAATCTGCAGTTAACAAGCTGATGAATCTCATTTACAAGGCTGACAAGGATAAAACTAAGCCGGTTAAAGAAGAAAAAACTACTAATAGTCAATCTGTTGAATTACGAAACAGCAAATTGGCTATTTTATTTGGAAAAAATCAAAAGGAGGCCAACTAATGGCTAATATTAACACGATGAATGATGCCTGGATTGCCCAAGGGCAAAAGGTATCAGACTTAAACGATAAGTTAAATGCTGCTGTCCTTGATGACAGCTTCGATCAAGATCAATTTAAAGCAATGAAACAAGATCGCGACAATGCGGTTGCCCGGCGTGATGCTTTACACGAACAACTGGAAGAAGAACGCAAGGCTCAAGAAATTGCCAATATGGAAGATAAGGACAAGACCCCACTTGACCATAAAGAAAAAGACATCAAAGCTGAGTTCATTAAGAACTTCCAAGGCATGATTAAAGGTGACCCTAAAGTTATGAACTTGGTAACTTCATCTACCGATGCAGCTGGCAACGCAATTGGTTTGACTATTCCCCAAGATATTCAAACAGCAATTAATACGCTTGTTCGTGAATACGATTCATTACAACAGTATGTTAATCGGGAAGCTGTTACAACTCAAACTGGGTCACGAGTTTACGAAAAGTGGACTGACGTTACTCCACTAGCTGATTTAGATGATGAAACGGCTACTATTGGTGATAATGATGATCCTAAGCTATCCATCATCAAATATACTATCCATCGTTATGCTGGTATTACTACTGCTACTAATTCGTTGCTCAAAGACACTGCTGATAATATTTTGGCTTGGTTATCGCAATGGATCGCTAAGAAAGTTGTTGTTACTCGCAATGCTAAAATCATTGCTGCTATGAACAATGCACCAAAGAAGCCAACTTTAGCTAAGTTCGATGACATTATTACGATGATTAATACTGCCGTTGATCCTGCCATTAAGACTACATCGTTCTTAATGACAAATACGTCAGGTTTAAATGTGCTTTCCGAAGTTAAGGATGCTATGGGACGTTACCTATTGCAACCAGATCCAACGCAACCTGATCAGTATTTAATTCGTGGTAAGCGGATTGTGGTGATTGCTGACAAGTGGTTACCAAGTGCTGGGACAGCAGCTGCACCAGTTTATCCATTGTATTATGGTGACTTATCACAAGCGGTCACTTTATTTGACCGAGAAAATGCGTCATTATTAACGACTAATATCGGCGGTGGTGCTTTTGAAAAAGATCAAACTAAGATTCGTGTGATTGATCGTTTTGATGTTGAAGCTACTGATACGGATGCCTTTGTTGCAGGTTCATTCAGTAAAATTGCTGACCAACCAGCAAACTTTGCAGCAAGTGCTGCCACAACGACTGCCGGGAATTAATTATCAAACTATGTCGCCAATAAATACACAATACAGTGACAATCTGGGCGGCTAAGTAAGGATGTGATTTAAGTGGCAGCCAATTTAGAAACATTAAAATCATCTTTGCGAATTGATGGCGATGATGATGACGAACTGCTAAAAGGCTATTTGTCTGCAGCCACTAGCTACATTAAACAGGCCATTGGGGACGACAATAGCATTCCAGGTTTCTATGAAATGGCTGGCGTGGAAGACTTGTTTGGAACTGCTGTTTACGCCTTAGCTGGTTCATACTGGTATTACCGGACATCAATTACTTCAAACACTATTAATCCAGTCGATTTAGTTGTTGATTCAATCATTGGTCAATTGCGAGGCTTGTATAGCCAAAAACAGGATGAGGTGAACGACAATGGCGATTAATAAGCTAACTCCAGTTGACTTTAACCAACGTATACAGATTGGCACTGTTAAAACTGTTCAGAATCCTATTAACGGAACTAGTAAGCAGACTTTTGTTAGTCAGTTTAGTTTATACTGCGCCCCCTATACACGATCAATTGCATTTTCGTATCAACTCACAGCTGAACAATTGGAGCAAGTCGTGGTCATTATTAGGCATAACCCTAAAGTTTATGAAGGTATTAAGTGTCAGTATAAAGGCAAACTTTACGATGTCATCAATGACAGCATGGATGATTCTAGTAATTATCTTTCTTGCGATTATTTGACGCTCAAACAGGTTACTAAGGGGGCTTAGCCATGGCAAACGATGATATGGCCGACCAATTAGAAAGTTGGCTTGAGAATGTTCACAAGCTAGTCCCTAACGAGGATGAACAAGAGAAGATAACCGCAGCTGGTGCTAAAAAGTTAGCTGATAACTTAGCCGAAGTCACGAGAAAGAAACACTATTCAAGTCATAAAGACAAAAAGTACGGACACATGGCTGACAACATAAGCTATAACAGCAACGATATAGACGGCGAACACGATGGCAGCTCAATTGTTGGGTGGACTAACAAGTTCCATGATATGAATGCTAGGCGGTTAAATGATGGGACTAAATACATTAAGGCTGATCACTTTGTTGATGATAACTTAGCCGACTCACAAGATGATGTATTTAACGCCATGCTAGATGAATATAAGAAGGGGGACGATGACTAGTGTTATTACCAGTATCACAGGTAGCCATCCTGGTTAACGCCCTCAATTTAACGTGGCTGGATAAGGTTTACCTGAATGAAATTCCTAACGAAGATTTAGACAACACTACTAGTACAGTCATGCTACTGCAAGAGACCGATTCAAGCCCGGCTTACCTTGCAAACAGCACATTTAAAGGTCTAGCGATGGGTGTTGAAATTCAAATCTTTTATAAGGTTAACCTAGCCGATGACTTTAACCCATTGGAAGCCGAGATAGCTTTAATGAAGAGTTTTAAACAGGCTGGCTGGTTAATTGTATCTAGTCAACACCACACAACTGATCCAGATACTGACCAAGTAACGAAAACAATTTATGTAACTAAAAATGAAATGCTTTAAAGGAGAGATATTTAAATGTCAAAACACAACATTGTCAAAGCAACTTTTGCTTTGCTAGACGATAACGGCGACTTGATTAAAGACGCTACTAAAGGTCTATCTGCTGACGGAATCTATGTTGCCGACCATAACGGCGAAGGTTTCAGTCAAATCAACGTGACTGCTATTGAAGCGGCCGGAACTCCGGGTTGGGGTAACGGACAAATCAAACGAACAGCCTATGGTAAGTCCATGCCAACTCTGGCTTTAACCGCCTTAGATTTGGACTTCAAGATTAACCAGATGCTAAAAGGGTACACGCAAAGCGCTAATACCGGTGCATGGGTTCGTCAATTGCCTAAGCCACACGTTGCGATGATTGCCGAATCTCAATCATTAGATGGCGACATCTCAATTTATGAATGCTTTAACAATATCGAGTTCGTTGAAGAAGCATCTAATAACGGAACTGATACTAACAGCCAAGTTGCTTACTCAACAGTGCTAAATGGTTCTGTCTTAGCGCCATTAAAGCCGAACATTTTCTTAGCAGCCAACGGTGTACAACAACCATATATGATTGCTAAGTCTACTGATACTGGCTTTGATTTGAATAAGCTTATGGCTGAAACGTTTGGCGGCTACGCTCCGTCAACCAGTGGTACAACTGGCGGTACAACCAGCGGTACAACTACTCACTAGCAACATCTAAAGGCAACCCACTAAGGGTGGCCTTTTTTATACATACAAACTAAATTAAAGGGGCAAAATTAACTATGAAAATTAATGCTAAAAACTATTTCAAAATCAATAAGACGGCCGATGTAACACCAACTAACAATATCATTAGACTGGCTACAAAGGTTCAAATTGGTATGCTGGAATCGCAAGACACTGAAAAAGAAGTTACTGAACTAGACGCAATGAAAAACGGCTTAGAATTACAGGACAAAATGACCAACTTTGTGCAACGGGTAATGGGATACACTGACAATCAAATGGAAACAATTAACGATACCATCTCAATTGAACGTTTTGGTGAAGGCGTTGGTTACCTAATCATGCGTTTAAACGGTATTTCGGATGCCGACATTAAGTTATCAGAACAAAAGCAACGTAAGGCAATCGAAGATGCTAAGTCGTCAAAATAAACCGGCACAAACGCAATGCTGAAATTAAACGAGAGGTCATGAAGTTGAAAAATCAGCAAGAAGACTTTAACTTGCTGGCTCAACAACTATTAACCGAGGGGTTATCGCCGAAAGACTTCGATGATAGCTCATTTTTTAGTTTGATGGAGACTTTGAACGCTCGTAAAAAGGAAGACCGTGCTGAGTTAGTTGACCCGCTAGAGGCTATCAAACAGACATACGGTGTATAAGCGTTTGTGCCTAAAAGGAGGCTAAAAAAGAATGGCTAAAAAAGTAGTTGGCCGCGAGATGACCAGTAAGGTTGGCTTAGACAGTGCTGAGGCCGTTAAATCACTTAAAACGCTGACAGCCGAAGTTAGAGCCAACACTAGTGGTTGGAAGGCCCAAGAGACAGCCTTAAAGTCAGCTGGCGATTATCAAAAGGCGGCCGCAGCTAGGGTAGACGGACTAGCTAAATCAATGGAAGCCCAAAAGACTAAAATTGATGAGTTAAAGTCTCGTCAATCAGGCCTAAACAGAAATACTAAAGATGGTGAAGATCAATATTTAAAGCTGACTGACCAGATTAACAAAGCTAGTCGGTCGTATGACAGTATGGGCGGTCAGTTAGACCGTGCTAAGTCAAAATTACAGTATTACAATAGCGGACTTGCAGACTTACAAAAGGGCTATAAACAAAGTACAGCCCTGAGTGAGTCCTATGTGAAACGCCTAGAAGCCGAGGGCAAGTCAGCCGAAGCTAACAAGGCTCGTTTAGGTGGCTTGAAGCAGGCCTATTCTAACATGGAAGCCCAGTACAAGGCGCAAACTAGCGAACTGGAACGGATTAAGACGGCCAGTGGTGCTACTAGTGACGCCTATAAACGCCAACAAGTGCGTGTTAATGAGACTGCAACAGCAATGGCAAAGGCTAAAACTAGTCAAAATGAGCTTATCAAGGCGATGGAAAAAAAGCCACATGGATTTATGAACGGTGTTCGTTCTAAGCTAGATAGTATTGATGATAAAGCTAAGAAGACATCTCATTTATTCGGAACAATTCTAGGCGCCCATCTAGTTGCAAACGGGATTACTAATGCTATTGGTCAAATCACGGCTAGTTTTGATGCTTTAAAAGATTCCGTAGTTCAGTATGATAACAAGCAACGTACAATGTCGGCCACATGGGAAACTCTAACAGGATCTGCTGGTAAGGGCAAACAAATGGTCAGCATTGGCAATGAGTTAGCTTCCGCATTTAATCAAAATATCAATGTGGTTGATGAACTTAACCAGTCATTCTATCATGTTTTCGACAATGCACCACGAACTAAAGAGTTAACTAAGTCTATTTTGACATTGGGTGATACTCTTAACCTAAGCAATGATGATGTTACCCGACTAGGCACCAACTTTACTCACATGTTATCAAGTGGCAAGATGCAACTTGGTGACTTTAATATGATTAATGACCAGTTACCAATGTATGCTGGCAAAATGTTAGAGTTCGAAAAGAAGCAACAGCATAATAGCAAGTTAACCATGTCAACCCTACGTAGCCAGATGAGTGCCGGTAAGATTAGTGCCAAAGATGCCGAAGAAGTTATGAACTCACTTGGTGGTAAGTACGCCGAAGCCTCAGAGAACTTGATGAAGACCATACCCGGTATGGAACGATCGATTAAGACTCAAATGCCGGCGTTGTTAGACGCCATTTACAAGCCAATTGCCAATATGAAGTCCCCATTAATGGGACAATTTACAAAATGGATTGGTGATAAGGACACTAAATCTGAGTTTAAAGATGTTGGCAATGCACTAGCCTTGCAGATTAATGACATAACTAAAGCGTTTGCTGGTAAAAACTTTAATGTTGGTAATAGCCTCAATAAAATGTTATCTAACCTAGCAAAAGGCATTGATAAAATGGGTGCTAACATCGTTGCTCACAAAAAAGAAATAAAGTCATTCTTTAGTTCAATGAAGACTGCTTCCAAGACATCTTTCAACGTGTTCGTACAATCTCTCAAAGACATTGAACCAATATTGAAGATTATCGGCGAGTTTGCTGAGAAACACCCTAAAGTATTCGCTGGTTTGGCTTCTAGTGCATATGTTGCAAGTAAAGGTATATCTGCATTAAAGCTAGCCTTCAGTGGATTAGACTTGGCGAAGGGCCTAGGTGGCAAGCTTAGCCGGATTGTGTTAAAACCAAAGGTTGATGGAGCTGAAGGCGAACGAGAGCTAACCAAATTTGCAAGTTTTGTCAAGCGTTCAGGGGCTGGAATGGGTCACTGGTTAAAGATGGCTGCTAGCGTAACCACCGCTAAAGCTAAGAGTGGAATTAGTACTTTGTGGACACACACTAAATCAATTGGTAGTAAGATTGGTAAAGGTCTATCATGGACAGCTAAAATTGCCTATAAAGGGGCATCTAAGGCATTCAGCGTGCTAGGTGCTGGGATTAAAACACTAGGTAAATCATTCCTATCATTAGGCAGACTGTTACTAGCTAACCCAATCGGCCTGATTTTAACTGCTGTGATCGCACTAGGGGTCGCATTCTATGAAGCCTACAAGCACATTAAGCCGTTCAGAGAATGGGTTAACAAGGCATTTAAATCAGTAGTTAACTTTGGCAAGGGAATTGCTAAATGGGGCTCAAATGTCGGCAAGTCAGTAGGCAAAGCCCTAGGCAATATGTCTAAAAAGTGGAATGGCTTCAAGAAGAGTTTCGCGAAGGCATGGAATAGTCACTGGTCAGCCATGGGCAAATCGCTCAGGAATAACTGGAACGGTTCCGTTAAGAACACTAGAAACTTCTTTAGTAGTGTTGGCAAGAAGTGGGATGGCTTTAAAAATAGTTTCAGAAAGAGTTGGAACGAACACTGGTCAAATGCTGGCAAATCACTCAGAAACAGCTGGAACGGTTCACTGAAACACACTAGAGAGTTCTTTAGCAGCGTTGGTAAGAAGTGGGACAGTTGGAAGTCTAGCTTTAGAAAGAGTTGGAATAACCACTGGGATGATATGCGTTCCAACTTAAACCACTACTGGAACAGGTCAATTAAACATACTAGAGACTTCTTTAGCAGCATGGGATCAAGATGGGTTAGCTGGAAAAAGAGCTTTGCACATAGTTGGGACAGTCATTGGAACACCATGCGGTCTAACCTACACAGCTATTGGAACAAAGACCTGAGCCATACTAAAGTATTCGGCCGTTCAATGGGTGACTGGTTATCAACCTTCAAGGGTAAATTTAAGGGCGGCTGGTCTAGTTTAGGTACCGGTGTTGAGAACATCTTCAAAGGTTTATGGAAAGACTTAAAAGGCTTTGCTCAAGATGGCATGAATGATGTCATTGATATTATCAACGGCGGGATTAATGCGGTTAACAGTGTCATTCATACATTTGGTAGTAAAAACAAAGAAACCATTCATCCTTTAGACCATGTCAAGCTTGCTGAAGGTACTGGTATTTTTAGTGGGTCACGTAACCCGATTACACGGCCTACTATGGCAATGTTAAATGATGGTAATGACAGCCCACAAACTGGCAATAAAGAAATGGTCATGCTACCAAATGGTGACTCAGGCATTGTTCAAGGCCGTAACACCAAAATGATGTTACCAGCTGGATCAGAAGTATTGAGTGCCAGTGAGACCGCCATGTTAATGAGTATGCAAGGCGTGACTAAGTATGCCAACGGTACTGGAGTAGGCGGATTCTTTGGCGACATATTCAATAGTGTTACTAGTGGTATCTCAGGCGTGACTAGCTGGGTTAGTAAAAAGGTTAATGGATTAGAGAAGTTCTTTAATACCGCTGAGAAAATTATCGCTCACCCAATTAAGTCACTCGAAAATCTATTTAGCTGGTCTTCTAAGGGCATTAGCGGTGTCATGAGTAACATTGGTCACGGCCTATTCAATGGTGTTGAGAAGCAAGTTAAGACGTGGTGGTCAACACTGTGGGGTGGCGTTAGTGACAGCCTAGATGGTGGTTCTTATAACAATGCCTTTGTTAATGCCATGGAGAAGTATGGCGCTACTAACAAGTACGTTTGGGGTGCTGCTGGGCCTAGTGCGTTTGACTGTTCCGGCCTAGTTGAGTACACGCTAAAGAAGCTTGGAATTAGCTTCCCACGGACGTCAGGTGAACAATACAAGGCGTCTAAGTATGTCAGCAATCCTAAACCGGGTGACCTAGTGTTCTTTGGACCTGGCGGTAGCGATCACGTTGGGGTTTATACCGGCAATGGTGAGTTCTATTCAGCTGAAAATGAAAAAGACGGCATGGGTATCAGTAAAGTGCATGGCGGCGGATATGGCTCGTTTGCTGGTTACGGGCGAGTACCCGGACTTAGCGATAGTTCTAGCTCGGATAAGTCTTCTAAATCTAGTGGACTGTTAGGTACCATTAAAAATCAAGTTGGCTCAGGCTTTTGGTCATTCATTAGTAAGCTAGCCGATATGTTTGGCGATGACGGTGGTGGTTCCATTGAAGGTGGCGCTATCACTCACAGCATGATTAACGAAGCACTTAGAATGACTAAGGTTCCCCGTGAGTACTGGTCTAAGATGCAGTCAGCCATTATCAAGACAGCCGATAGTGAAACGGGCAACCGAAACATTGCACAGACTGTCTCGGACAGTAACTCTGCGGCTGGTAATCCGGCTGCTGGGCCTTTGCAATTTACTAAGACAACCTTTGATGCGTTCGCATTTCCGGGCCATCACAATTTCAGATCTAGTCTTGACCAAGTCTTGGCATTCTTAAACAACTCTGACTATCTTAATGCCACTGGTAATACTTCGATTTGGGGGCATGCTAAGTACGATTGGCTTCATAGTGGCCCACGAGGTCATAAGCGGTTTGAGAACGGTGGGCGTCATCAACACTAACCAGTTGATTGAAGTTGCCGAACACAACAAGCCTGAGATGGTGCTGCCATTGACTAACAAGAGTCGCACTAACCAGTTAATCGCACAGGCTAGTCAAGTTGTAAATGGCAACAATGGTAGTCAGGTTGCAACCCAAAGCAGTGAAAGTAATGATAAACTTGATAAACTAATCAGCTTAATGTCAGCCATTCTAGGCAACATGGGTAGTGTCCAAGCAGTCATTGCTAAATCTGACGTGGTTAATGCTGTTAAATCTGACAATAAGACAGCTTCACAGTATTCACAAATGATGGGGTACTAATATCCTGATCAAAGGGTAGTCCTTAAATGGGCGCCCTTTTTACATAGCTAAATTTAATAAGGAGGTTAAATCGTGACCTTACAACGAGATGATTTTGAATATGCCGGTTTAAATAGCCGGGACGATTTACAGGTCGAGATGGGTAACGTGGTATTACCTAGTGCACCGGCCATGGCTGAACAGGTGACTGATATACCGGCCATGTATGGGAATCAATTTAACGGTACTGACTTTACCAGCCGAACGATTAGTATTCCAGTGTCAATTTACTGTGCTGATAATCAAGACAAATTTAATCAGATTATGCACAACCTAAGTGGTCTGCTACTAAGCGACGACCCCGGTGATAATGGTAAAGAGTATCCACTAATATTTGGCTTTGAACCCAAAGTGACTTATTGGGGGCATATTACTGCGATTAGTGACCCAGCCCCGATTAACCCGGGCATGTATGACATGACACTAACCATTACCTTTGTGCAGTCTGACCCCCGGGCAACCTTGCCACAGGTTGAATCATCATTAAATAATGGCTTAAACACGATTACTGTTGATGGCACTGCACGAACAGAGCCAGTTATTCAGGTCATACCTAAGCGGGATTTAAAATATATTGGTTTTAGTTTAAATGGTGGTCAGTTCGGTTTAGGGCCTGAGTCACCTGGAGACCAAGCTACTGCGGTTCAACCTTATACTAAGGCTGTTGATGACCCACTAGGAACTATGGCAATGTGGACAAACGATACCAATGCACTTAGTAATATGAAGACTGGTGAAGCGTACACGTATCAAGGCCACAGTGAAATTAAGACTTCAACTAATGTAATGCGACCAACTGTAAATAGCGATGGGTATGACTTTGGGCCGATGCCTACAACCTTGGAAGACCACTGGTATGGCCCAGCTTATCGGTATACTGGCATGACACAATCACTGACTGACTGGCGAGTACGAACGGGTATTCATCAATTCAGATACAATGGTACTCATAACAGCCGTGCGATGGGACGTGTTGAAGTCTTGCTATTAGATCCTAATGGTAACACTATTGGACGCTTTGGCATGCGTGACATGGCCTATGGTGCTAAACCCATGGCTAGACTTCAAATATGCGAGCCTGGATCAACATTAGAATATGGCGATCGCTATACTGACTTGTATTATGGTTCAGGACCAGCAGGTTCTTTTACAAACAAGCCTGACCAGAAAATTCAAATCAAAACTGGCACGACAACCAAAACTGTCACTAAATATGGTCGTTCTAGAAACGGAAAAGTAACTAAGAATACCGTTAACGAAACCGTTGATACCTATACAACTGTGGTCAATAAAGAAGAAGACTCAGCGCTGGCAGGCGCTTGGCTAGTGTTGGACATCACTAAACGAGGGCAAGTATTTACATGGAGTATCACCCAGTATTCGACCAAAACAGGCCAACCATTCCTAGACCCTAATATTCATATGTTAGTGCATGGAACCTATGTTGACACTCAAAATAAGTATCAGACACCATTAGGTGGAATTGGGTCTGTCTTCCTAAAGCACCCAATTACGGAAGATATTTATAAAGTCCCCTATTATAACCCCTTTATGTCAATGACTGACCTTCAAATATGGCAAGTCAATAAAGTTGACACAACAAAGCCAACTTATATTGCTAATGCAGGGGAAGAAATTGTGATGGATTGTGAGTCAGATACGGTTACTGTAAACGGCAAGCTAGTTTCGCCAGTTTGGTCAACCGATTTCCCTAAGTTAAAACCGGGTGTTAATGGCTTGTCGATGATTGGTGACCTAGATGACGCTCAAATGACCTTGAAATATCTACCAAGAATACTATAGCAACACTTTAAAGGCTGCCCGATCAAGGGTGGCCTTTTTACATAACTAAAATAAGGAGGTTAACAAATGGCTTTAAATAACCAATATTTAATCATAGACCCTAATTTGAAACGGATTGGCACATTGACTGTTGATGGAGCCACTAAGTTTTCCAACGATAGCGTCAAGATTCAACTAGCTGATGCCGATACAACCAGCACAAGTTATGACGATGATGTCAATATTGGAACTCAAGATAATTTTAACGGCACGATTAATCTAAACGCCCAATCTAAGAAGTTCGACCATCAAGGTTCATTAGACGTACTTCAAGGCCAGCCTGATTCAGATAAAGTAGTCGCTGGCAACAACCTAGCTTATTATGATGCCTTGTCGGGACACTGGTATGTCATGCGCATATACAGTGTGGAAGAGAGCAATACCGCCGCTGTTAAACACGTCACAACGGCTAACTTTACCAACCTATGCTTGTACAGCTTAGCTCATCATTACCCAGTTGCCATTACGGCTAGCGCTAGTTCGATTCAAACAGCCTTTAATCAGTGTTTTAACGCCACTGGTTGGACGCTAGACTATCAGACTACTAATGTAATGACCCCATCGATTACCATTGACGGCAAGACTAAAGCTAGCACGCTATTACAGACACTAATTCAAACCTATGATGTCGAGATTGACCCTTATGTTGAGATTGACTCACAAGGTAACATCACGAAAAAGGTGTGTGTCATTACTGACCAGCTTAATGCTGATGTGGTCTACAACGAGGCGATATTTGGTAAGAATATGACTAGCTTAAAGCGAACAACGGTGTCAAACCCAATCACTAAGCTAATCGCTTATGGTGCCAACGGTTATACAATGGCAGCAGTTAATGATGGTAAGCCTTACATTGTTGATGATGATGCTAACCAGAAATATAACCCTGACTGGCAATCTGGTTTGTACTATGAGGGGATTGTTACAGCTAACTCAATTGAAGACCCTTCCGGAATTAAGGCTTGGGTCGAAGAAATGTTGCAATTGTATAATCACCCACGGACGTATTATGAGGTTAATGTAACGTCTAATTTTAATCCGCCATTAGGTGCCACAATTAGGTTTAAAGATGAGTTAGTCAAGCCGGCATTAGATGCCAGTGGCCGAGTAATTCAACGGACAATCAGCTTTGCTAACCCTTATGGTAATACCGTTGGCTTTGGTGAATATGTCACGGTACCAGTTGCAACACCGGCCTGGATGCAAGGCTATCAAAGTGCTATTAATAGCGCCATTGAAAAGGCAAAGGAGGACGCTAGCTCGGTTAAACCGGTTGCTTTAACTCCTGACGGAAACAACTTCATTGATACTAAGCAAACCAAGCGACTAATTTTGCAAGCTTGGGAAGGCAATACTAATATTTCAGCCTATATTGATAACAATGGTTTTATTTGGCGTCGTTACAATACCGACGGCACCCTTGATACTAGTTTCAATCAAACCGGCTATTTAGTACAAGCAGCATACAATGCCGTTGGCACATTGCACGGGACTATTGAGACCCGTTACATTCAAAATGAACCAGAGATTAAGCTACAAACTAGTGCTATTCGCAATTTGGGTAGTTTTAACCAAAACGACAGCACGCTAGGAATAACTGATGCGGCACAATATATGTGTCCTTTGAGCAATGGTCAGTATATAACTAGCCGGGCAATCAACCAAAGCACAACTGGCGATACCATGTTTGTCTTACATGACACTAATTTTAATCCAATTAGTAAGATGATCGTTTCGCATGGTGGACATGGTTCGAGCTTCTCGATTGAAGAAGTAGATGGAACTATTTACATTTGGTCCGCAACCAAGCCTAATTTAAACGTTAACGAATATGCGGTTAGTCGCATACCCTACATTGCTAATGTGACCCTAGGCAATGATGATGATAGAATTACACGTTTTTGCACTGTCGACCGTTATATAAGAGTCAGCGTTGATTTCAAACATGGGTACGTACTGTGTGGCTACGTGAATGGTAAACATGATGTGCTACGACTCGATGAGGTTAAACAAGGTAATTATGATGTGCTGTATAGTTTTGATGTTGCCAACTATGGGTTTGGTGTAGGTGAACAAACCTACCAATCACAAGGCATTGACTTCCCGTATGTGTACTTTCACTCAGGCGATTACAACATGAAAGACCCTCGTATGGTGTACGCAGTTAATGTTGTTCATGGTGGTCAAGAGTTTGCCTCTAACTACTTACTTGATATGAATTTAGGGTTAACCGATGATGTTATCGAACCTGAAACCTGCAACATTATCTATAGTCAGACTAACCAGCCGGAATTATTGGTTACTTTCAATTGTGATTCTATAGAACGTGTCTTTGTAATACCAATTGAAGAACGTTTGCCAATGACTTCAATTAGCAATGACTAAGAAAGGAGGTGAATTGAATGGCTGAATCTAATGCAACACAGGTAATTCTAACCGATGATGGTCTTAAGATTATCAAGGCTCAAAGCACAGCTGACAGTGCCGCTGGTGGGGTCACCAATTTAAATGATCCTAATTTAATGAGCGTCATTGAAAAGCAAAACAACATTGGGCAGTTCGCTGGTTTAACATCTCAATATAACGTTATTATACAGGATGCCAAAGATGATGGGATTGACACAACTGCTGTAACTACAGCGTATAACAACTTAAACGAGTTTATGGCTGGCATTCTGGCAGACCCTAGTCATGCTAGCGATATTGACCGTGTAACATACAAGAAATATCAGGACGCTTATAATGAAGAATTAGCAAAGATTCAAAGTGCTTTTCAAAATAACGCAAACAATAAATTTACCAGTGCCGCAAACGCTACAAGTCAAGCGGCCTCAACAGCTAGTCAAGCGTTCTCAGCGGCTGACAGCGCCTTTAGTCAAGCTCAAGCAATTGGCAGCCAAGTCGATTCATCAATGGCCGTACAATCTACAGCTACCGCTAAAGCTAAAAGTACCGCTGACAGTGCTTTTAGTCAAGCAAAAACAGCTATTGATACTGGTCAAGCGGCTAGCCAAGCAGTGACAGCTTTAAAAGATGGTTCCACGCTAACAATTGCTCAGCTAGGAAGTGGACTAGCTGAAAAAGTTTCTAACTCGGAATATGCTAGCTACAAGAATCAGACAGCTAGTCAAATAGGGGAACTGGTTACTGATGGTGCTTTTTCAGCATACAGTCAAGCTACTGCTAGATTGATTTCCGCAACGGTAGCTACTAGCGACTTTGATTCTTACAAAGATCAAACTGCTAAAGACATATCTAGTAAGGTTGAATCTAGTGCTTTTGAGTCCTACAAAAAGCAGACAGATGAAGCGATTGAAGACAAGGTTTCTAGTGCAGATTATACATCTGACAAGAAGCAGACCGCTGAAATGATACAAACACTGGTTAGCAAAAGCCCTTCAAATATCATTAAAGATGGTGGTTTTAACAGTGCTATTGTTGGTCAGGTTCCTAGTGGCTGGGATTTTTCTAATGTCGGTCAAATTGCGACTAACTCGGATAATGCTAGTGGCTTAGTTGCTACCGGCCGCTCAGTCCTACAAATTAATAGTCAAATATCTAGTAATTCAGATACCTTCTACGGAGATTGGTTTGACGTTCAGACCGGCGACCAATTCTACACGGAGTTTAAAGCTCGGTGGTCTAATATGTCTCAAAAAGGCACTATATTAATTGGTTTGGAAACATGCGATGCTAACTCGGGAAACCTTCAATGGCTGTCGGGTGCCAGCACGTCATCTCCAAACACTTGGACTAAGTATACTGGTATTGCAACTGTTGGCGCCAACGCTACTCGTGCACGGATATGGGTATCATGGCAGGGTTCTTCCGCGGCTAATGAAGCCGTATTCGTCACCGACTTAGTGGTACGCCCTACTTATAGTACGCAATCCGATATAAATCAGTTAAGTCATGATATTAACCTTAGAGTTACTAAAGATGACCTAATTGACCAGATTAATATTCAAGCTGGTAAGACCCTAATTTCATCTAGTGGTCAGTTAACACTAGCTGCTGACACGATTTATTTTGATACTAATAGCCCTGTTATTATTCCTAGCGCTAATATTGGCTCACTCCTTGTTGGCAAGACATTAACGGCGGCAAACATTTCAGCTAACACCTTTAGCACCAATAATGAAACATTCACCGTTGATTCAAATGGTGCCATAACAGCTAAGAATATGACACTTATTGGTGGCACGTTAACTTCGCCAACAATCAATACTAGTACGATTAATGGTTCAACAATCAATGGGACAACGTTCCATGGTGGCGACATTATTAGCCATTACAATAACACCGCTGGATATTATCCGATGACTATTACGCCAGACGGGACGTATAAGTCGACGTACTTTGACAATGCGGTTGGATTGCAGTCAAGCGTTGAATCTGGAGCGATTGCCTATAAATATCGCTCAATGATCGGTAATGGGCAATACTTAGCTTATGATTCAGTAATTAACGGCCAAGGCCTTGATTTACAATCAGGTTATACGTCAGCTAAAGATACAACTTTTTCTAATCCGGTAAGTACAACCACAGGATATGTCATTGTTAATGCAAATGACGGTATTACGCTGCATGGTGACAATCAACAAATCACCTTTAATGGTACTTCTGCTGATACTACACCGAAGGGCGTAATTATTACGCCCTACGGAAATATTAACCCTAACGGTACACAAAACATCTGGTATGTCGGCAATAACATGTCCATGAAGACGGCCAGTTTTGGTATGGATGGCTCGGGTACTTACAACATTCAATTCAATCGTTCTTTAGATATTGGCAACTTTAACATAAATACCTATCACACGATTACCAGTTCCGACAACGGCCCAATTCATTTCAACCGTGCTAATGGCAACCCAGTCGACATCTATGCTAGTACCGTTAACTATGATAGCTTAGTTAAATCGTCACTATTAAGTGTTAAGCGGGACGTTCGAAAGGCTGATACGGCCTACTGGGCACAGCTAGTTAACTCAATCGACCTAGCAACATATCAGTATAAATCTGACGATAATACCAGCCACTTAAGGCTGTCTTCAATCGTTGACGATGTGAATAAAACTAAGCAGTGGCAATTACCGGACGTGTTTATCAGCCGTGATGAAGACGGCAAGCTATGTGGGGTGGATGACAGTGTGTTATTGAACGCCACCCTAGCTACGGTACAGGAACAACAAAAGGAAATTGACCAATTGAATGGGCATTTATTAGAATTGGAGGCCAAATTAAATGGATAGCATTTTAATCACGAATTATAAACCAGATTACACGAACAACATTATGACGATCAGCATTCAAATTAACACGCTGGGTATTAGCTCACAGGTCAGTATTACCATGGATGACTTTAACACTGCTATTGCTGGAGGTGCTGGGGGCACTGATAGGGTTAAATTGAAGGTGTTGAACACACTGATTGACAGTCTGACCGCTTTAAAGCCAGTTACCACAACTACAACAACCACACAGGAGGCTTAAATTATGAATATCGATGCACAAGCTTTAATTAACAAGCTAACGAGTAACTATGCCCAAGCAATTGCCGTTAAAGATCAGCAATTAGCGATGGCTCAAGTTCAAATTGACCAGCTAAATGCCAAGTTGGCTGAAAAGGAGGCAGATAAAGATGGCGAAAACGCTTAGTTTTACCGATACGTCACCACAAACGGTTAAAATTGGTGATACCACCACTAGCTTTACGTTAATTTGTGGCAATGATAATGTGGCAACGGACTTAACTAAGGCCACTTCAATTACCGTTAAATTGGGCAATACTAGTGGCTATCTTAAATCGGCCACAGTTGACCCAGCTAGTTTAACCGACCCAACGACTGGTCAAGTTACCGTTAACTTTAACGCTGACTTGATGACTAGTTTACCAGCTGGCGGATATGCCATTGAAGTATGGGTGGTTGATAGTACCGGGACGTCAATCTATCCTGGAGATGGTACGGTTGGCTTTACTATTACCAACAACATTCAAAATACCACTGGTGCCACGATTACGACCATTACTTTTGATGATTTTGTGGAAGCAATGAATAAAGCCGCAAGCACAATTAAGGGTGAAAAAGGCGATAAGGGTGACAAAGGTGACACTGGGCCACAGGGTGAACCAGGTCCACAAGGCGTTAAGGGTGATAAAGGTGACACGGGTACTGTTGATAATGCTGGTTTGATCACAGCACCAGCTTTTGTTAATCTCCAAACGCAAGTCAATAACAGTGCTGTTGGGACTAACCTGTTAACTAATTCTGATTTTTCATCTGGGCTAAATAATTGGGTAGTAAATTCAGGAACTAATGCAGATTGCAAAGTAGTAGTAACAACTGATTCTGGTGGAGATGCTTGTATTCATATCACTGGAACTGGCAATGCGTGTGGTTTACATTGCATTCCAGTATCTTTTAACCAAAATCAAGTAACAACTGGTTCAATATTGGTAAAAGGAACTGGCGTGCTTAATTTGGTTGGGTTTGAACATAGACCAGCAACTAATTTTGGCACAATTTCAACTGGATCTTATTCTAAGATTGGTTCAACAACGCAGGCGACTTCCAACACAAACAGTTTTTGTATTTATTTCAATCCTGTTAATAATGTAGTAGACATGTATATTAAGTTTGCCAAACTTGAAATCGGTTCTTATGCTACTGATTGGTGCCCTAATCCATCAGAGATTTTGACACAATCGGATTACGCAAAAATAAAAGCGGCTATTGTGGCGCTAGGGGGGCTTTATCATGAGTTTTGATTTAAGCGAATTTTTAACAGAAGGATTAATTAGCAGTATTAACAACGGTTTGATTCCATCGGACTTAGCAACTGTATACGCTGGCAATTATCTAGTAAAATCACTGATTATCCAAGCTCAGGTTACTCAGGTATCCGATGCAATTGCAGCCTACAAGGCCGCACAGACAGCAACGGATCAAGCACAGCAGCAAGAGGTAAATCTGACGTCTGCCCCGGAAGACACATTAAAATAGGAGGCAGACAATTGAGAAAATACAAATTAAAGGCACTCATCTTAACGGTGGGGGCTATTTTTATGGCCTTTTTAATGGTCAATGTTACAAGTCAGGCTTCAAATAGCCGTGACCAAGGGGTTGATTGGTCTAAGTATAACGGTAATAGTGGGACATTCGGCTATAGCACCGATAAGTTTGTACTATCACAGGCGGGTGGCTTCTATGGCGGTACTAATATCCCTCAGACCACTTATGCTAGTCAAGTTAAATCGGCTCAGCAAGCTGGTAAACGGGTGCATACCTATTTATGGGACGGTGTTGGTGGCGATATGACTAATGCCAAGGCGATGATGGCCTATTACTTGCCACGGATTAGGACGCCCAAGGGCAGCATTGTCGCACTAGACTATGAGGACGGCGCTTCTAATAGCGTGACAGCCAACACTAATGTCATTCTAGCTCAAATGGCCCTCATTAAGGACGCTGGTTATACCCCTATGTTGTACTCTGGTAAAGCTTACCTCAATGCTCACGTTAACACTAGCGCCATTGTACGTGCCTATGGTAATTGCCTGTGGCTAGCTGAATATCCGGACTATCTGGTTAGAACTAAGCCGGATTACAACTGGTTCCCTAGCATGGACGGCGTGGCTATCTTCCAATTCACTAGTATGTATAAAGCAGGCGGATTAGATGGCAATGTCGATTTAACAGGGATCACTAAATCGGGCTATACGACTGCTAGCAAGGCTAAAGCACAGGCCAATGTTAAGAAGGCTCAGGCAGCTAAGAAAACCACCTTTAAGGTCGTTAAATACAATCAGCGAGGGGTGTTCTATCCTAATCGGACACTAGCTGTTCGCTACACGGATTCAGACAAGGTACGTCAAGCGGCTACCTATTACAAGGGTGAGAGTGTAACTTACAACGCGGTCATTATTGAACACGATTATGTCTGGGCACGTTACACCCGTTCAAACGGCCTGTATGGCTTTATCAAGCTAGGTGTCACCAACGGGCTAGCCTACGGGAAGCGAGTTACTAGTCAGCTGGTTAGTTATACGTATTACACAGTCAAGTCTGGCGACAGCTGGTGGACAATCGCACAACGCAACGGCCTAAGTATGACTACATTAGCTAGCCAGAATGGCAAGACGATTTACACCACTATCTATCCTGGGCAGAGATTGGTGGTGCGGTAATGGCACAATATGACGATACAACTAAGTTATTAATGGATATTCAAAAGGATGTGGCTGCCACCAAAACGAAAGTTGAGAACATCGAAGAAAAGCTGAATCAAGTTGACGATATTGACGACAAAGCGGACAAGGCACTGGCCAAGTCCATTGAAGTTAGTCATCAAATTGACCGTGTGACACAGATTCAAAATTGGCTAATTGGCATCTTGGTTAGTGGCACTCTAGTCACGTTAGTTATTTACATTGCAGAAAAGTTCCTTTAGGAGGAAAAATATGATTAAAAAAATTAGCTTCAAAAATGCCGATGGAAGCTTAAATGGTAAGTTGATTGCTGGGATTATTTCGTTACTGATCGTTTTGATTCAACAAATCTTTGCCATGTTTGGTATTAAGTTTACTGGTGACTGGTCGGCCATTGTCGCTGTTATCAACACTGTATTAACGATCCTTGGTATGCTGGGCGTTATTACTGACGTTCAAACAGTGTCGGCACCAACAGTTGATAATAAAGAGGAAAGCCAAGTCGAAGCAGCAGCTAACAAAGTTGCTGATGAAGCACAAACACCAACGTCCACAGTCGCTGCAGTGGATAGTTCTGCATCATCTGACACTGAAACGGCGTCAGAATCCGCCTCACAAGCAGCAAAATAGTGCTATAACTTGATAGAAATTTTCATTCATTGTGGAGCTTGATCACTCTGCAACATTTCCCCTGCGCTTCGGCGTGGGGGATTTTTTAATAACTAATATTCAAAAGTATACATTTACGTCTTAAAGACAAATAAAGACAAATTTTTGAAATTAGTAGTGCTTTTTAGTACAAATGAAAAAAGCTAGAATGCCGTTAAATCAACGTTTAACAGGATTCAAGCTTCATCTAGTTTACCTAATTATGCCCCAGGCAGGATTCGAACCTGTACATTGTTTCCAATACAGCGACCTGAACGCTGCGCGTCTGCCAGTTCCGCCACTGGGGCAGTTGCTTTAACAACAATATCCATTATAGCGAAAAGTAACAAAAAAATAAACCTTTTTCTATATTTATGCAGTTGATATTAATTGTAATTGCAAATTGGTTGCTTAGTTACTGGGGCTGGCCTTAATTAGCATGGAATAACTGTACGCCGAAATACTGAAATTACTACCGGTAAAAATGCATCCAAAAAGTCACCCATCCCAGCAGGTTCAACGACACTGCTTGAATGGGTGACAACTTGTCTGTTTATTAATTTGCTTGTTTGGTCGTGATACTACCATCTAAATAAACAAAGTAACTATTCAGATAATGCCCCCGGCCGCCATTAGCCGTTTTCTGATAAGCATCGACCTGATAATAGTGGTGGCCGTGTGCATCTTGGTTGGCAGTTGGTACGACACCAAAGGTTTGTTGCTTGGAATCGTTGAGCACTTGCCCGACGGCGGCCACTGCACTAGTTGCGCTAGTGATATGGTCGTCAGTAGCTTGATAATGGTCACCAGATTGCTTCTTAGCACTAGCATCAGCCGCTGCATTGGCACGACTAGTTTGCTCCGCGCGGTTAGCGGCTGCAACTGAGTTCGCTTGCTTAGTGGAAATACTTGGCTCAGCTTGGGAAGTGCAGCCTGCTAAAAGGAATAGGGCGCAGAAACTGATTAAAATTGCCCGGGTCACGTTCGGACCTCCTTATTTCGTTTGTTCTTGGGACAAGCTCGGATAAGGGGCTTGTCGGATGATGTTCGAATCAACGATGGTCATCACACCGATTGACAGAAGTAACAGGATCACTAAGATTAATTTTTTCAT